ATAAAATTATTTGGTTACGACGTTGAGTGTTTTGTACAAGACGAGAATGAGGTCGCATTTAGTTCTGGAGTATATTCTGTTCTTTATAATATGTGGGTTAATGAACCAAAAAAAGATGAAATGAAAAAGGTTGATACAGAACTAATTAAAGAAAAAGCCAAACAATGGATGAATATTATTGATGGTGTTGTTGACAACATCGGAGATGAAAGTCCTGATGAGATAAAATCTATTGTAAAAAAATATAAAGAAAAACTTAAGAAGTTTAGAAGTTGTGGACTTGAAAAAGGTGGGGAAATGTCTATAGAAAATCTAGTATTTAAACTATTAAGAAGAAACGGTTATATTGGTAAATTATATGATATACCAACAAAATTAATCGACAAAAAATTATCAATGAATCAATAAATAGATTAAAAATAAAACAATATCGATTATTGATATATTTATTTAATAAAAATAATTTAATCAAAAAAATATACTATGGGAGGACTAAAACCTATTGGGAGTGAGAAATTAGTTGGTATGGATAAAATCCGTAGAATTATGGAAATTGCTAACTATAACCACGAATTATCTAATAAAGATATTGAATTAAAATCTACAGAGTATAGACTTGGTTTATCAGATGGAAATTCATATGACATTGTAAAAGAAAGACAAGGATATATAATTAAAAGAAATATTACTGAATCTTACTCTGATTATATCGAACCTATGAAAAATAGGAGATATTACAGATCTTACTCTGAAGCATTAAAAAAATTAAATTTAATGGCTAAAGATTTTAACTCATTATATAATAACGATGAGGGCACAAATCTTTTTACCGAACAAAAAAAGTTTAAACTTAAAGTTCCAACACCAAAGTCAGATGTTGCCCCTGAACAGGCACCAACATTACCTGAACCATCTCCGGCTCCCGCACCTGCGGCAGAACCATCTCCGGCTCCCGCAACAGGAGCAGAAGAAGATCCAATGGCAGGACTTATGGGAGGTACCGAAACAACAGGACCAGAAGAAGACCCAATGGCAGACCTTGGTGGGGAAGAAGACCCAATGGCAGACCTTGGTGGGGATGATGAATCTACCGACGATGAAGAGGAAAATACAGACAAAGAAAATGGAGTATCATTTAAGTTGATTCAAAAATTAACAGGAAAACTATCCCAAAAAATTAGAAAATATCTTAACAGTGAAGAAATGGATTCTGACGATGTTAAGTATATTTTAAATTCTGTGTTATCTTCATTAGATTTATCTGTGTTGGATGACGAAGACGTTGAGGAAATTATAGATCGTTTGGAAGGTGATGAAGAAGATAAAGAAGAGGGCGACGAAGAGGGTAATGAAGAAGGTGATGAAAATTTAACCTCGGATGAAGACCCTGATGTTGATTCTCCTGAACCACCGTCAGATGAAGGTGAGGTTACAGAATACGGATATAGAAACAGAAATAGAATGACAGTAGGTCCTTTAGGGACAAGAACAGATAATATGTTCTCAGAATCTAAAGTTGATAAAATCATTGGAAGATATTTTTCAATTAATGAAGATGAAAAAAAGGTTAATAATAGAAAAAAAATTATTAATAAGGGACTTTTAAAAGAAAATATGGTTGTAAACGAAATGGAGATCAAAAGACTTTCAAAATCAATTCAACAAGAAAGATCGGCATTAAAATTCTTAGAAAAAAATCCAAACGCGGTTTTAATAGGATCGACAAATAAAAGTAATTTACTATTTAAAGTCGGTATTAATGAACACAAAATATCAACAGACGGAAGAAGAGTACTATGAATTATTTAATTTACATAAATGGTATGGGACCCAATTATAAGGGAGACAACATTTATGAATTTATTTTTTCAGAAACTTTAGATGTTTGGGGTGAGAATTGGGAATCAAAACCATCTAATGGTTACCCATCACCACCTGACTTTGAATATATAAAAAAGGTTGGATCATTAATTAATGGGGAAATCTTATTAGAATTGGTTCAAAACTCAGACGTATTTTCAATGATGGATTCAATGGATGGGGTACTGTCCATAGGTTGGGAAAAAGAAACAAATGAAATTGATTTCTCAATCACAAAAAGATTAGTTTTTAAGTTTGGGGAAACTGAACAAGACGTAAAAGATAAACTATATGAACGAGATATCGTTCTTGAATTTGATAAAAAAGCAGTATATGAATCCTAAAAATCATATTTTAACTTTGTTAGAACACGGATTGTCATTTAACACTATTAGTAATTTAAATGACTTACAAATTAAGGTATTATCCGAAAAATTTACAAAAAAAGGAGAAACAAAAGAACAAACGGCACCTCAAAATACGACTGTAGTTTCAAAACCACAACAACCATCATATTTGGTTAAGGATAATTCTAAAACAGTAGTTAATGGGGTTGAAGTTGACACAACTGGAGGAAAAACTGTGTTAACTCCACTAAAAGAAATTGGAGAAGAAACGGAAGTAAAAGAAAAGTTTGAATCAAAATCCCAACAAGGATTATTTTGGGCTAAATGTAAAAATAGTACAGGAAAAACAAAAGAAAAATGGTGTAAGATGGCTAAAGAATTTTCTGATAGTACATCTAAAAAAGATTATAAAAAAATGCCAGAAAAAAAACATCCCGAAAAAACGGTTAAAAAAACTAATGAAAATTTAGAAAGATTTTTAGAAGATAGAATTGTTAACATGTTGGATGAATATGTGAACCCAACGTTTACAAAAGGTCAAATGATTAATACAATATCTGAAAAAACAGAAAAATTTAATTCTATGTTTTTGAAAACCCCAAAAAAAATGTCTATGTTTTCAAACGAATCTGGAATTGAAATGAAAAGTATGAAAAGGCCTATTGGTAGAATCTCTTCTTTAGGGGAAGACACAAAAGAAAAAGAAAGAACTAAGGAAAAAGAAAGAACTAAGGAAAAAGAAAGAAGAAAGGGTAACCCTTTTAAAGACCCTAATCCTGACGTAGAAGAAAAACCTAAAGCAAATACAAAAGAAAAAGAAAGAACTAAGGAAAAAGAAAGAACTAAGGAAAAAGAAAGAAGAAGGGATAATCCTTTTAAAGATCCTAATCCTGATGTTAAGGAAAATCCAAAAGCAAAAATGGAAAAACAACAAAGTGGTTTCATTGATGCAATAATGAACATATTAAATTTTAACTAATGGGACATAAATATATTGAGAGTTTAGTGAGGAAAATCATAAACGAGGCTCCTGTTGATTATGGGGATTATCCAGAAAGAATGGACCCTAGAGTACAACAAAAGATTGAGGATCCCGAAAGTATCTATGCAAAAAATAGAGGGTTTCAAGGAGGAGTATCTGATGTTGAGAGGTTATCAGGAGACAGATTCAAAGAGATTGTTGATTACGTAAAAAGATATTATACCACTGAAAGAAATATAACAGATCCTTCGGTAATGGCCGCGATTCAAATGGAACAAATGTTGGCGGTTAGAGAAGTAATGTCCAAAGAGCCAAGACATAGAGAAAAACTTAGGGACCTTGCGGTTGAAATTAAGGCAAAAGAGAGTGGGTGGATGCCTAATAACCTTACAATGGAAAAAGCATTAAGAGAAGGTCTTGTGAAAAAAAGAAAATCTAAGGATGGGGGAACCATCTATGAATTTGAATTGATGAATCTTTTAACTTTCCTTGGGGAACAATCGATAGACCCAAAAATATTTCAAATGAAACCTAAAAAAAATGAAAAACTACCAATACCCGCAAACTTTTCATTTGACATTGATGAATTAACTCCAGAAGAAGAAAAACAATTGGAGATTGAAAAACGACACGTTATAAATGCATATGTGATGGGTAAGGCAAAAAGAGGTCAATACGCTTATCAGGCATATAAAGATAGATTAGATGCTATAGACCCATCTTTATACGAATTGTATAATAAAATTATGGGAGCAAATGATTTAATGTATTTTACCAACCAACAACTAATTGAAATGTTAGGGGGGAATGCGGCAGGATCAGCAGGTAAAGCCAAACCAGAACAAAGCGATGAAGATGAGGATGATGACCAAAGTGGAGAAGAAATGGATAAAGATACTTGGTTTGCAAATGGATTAATCTTCCCAATTTTATTACATGAGGTTGATAAGGCTTTTAGTATGGTTACCACAAGACAACAGTGGAAAGGAATGGATCCTGAAATGGCACAACAAGTTATTAGTCAAACTGACACAATGGAACATGAACCAATGAACTTCAGAATTGGTGCTGAATTAGCAAGAAAAATTAGAACAATGTTACCTGAAGAATTAGTTTTAGATCCTGATGGTCGTATTTATATGCCGTTCTTTGAAAAGAACCTTTATGAGGTACCGGCGGAAAGATTCCTAAAACAAATAATTGCAAATGTTGTTTCAAATAGAAAAGAAGATAACGCAAAAGCGGTTAAAGAATTTAAGGACATTTTTGAAAAGGCTAAAAAGGAATATCAGAGATTTAAAGGTGAAGATGATGAGGATGATGAATATAATTATGATAATGATGATGATTTAGCCTACTAAAAATTAAAAATAGTAAACCCACCCAAAAGGTGGGTTTTTTATTAAATAAACTATTTAAAGTATTTATAATAAAAAAACTTTATGAGTTTAACAAAAGAACAAGTGATGTTAGAATATGTTAGGTGTATGAAAGATACGGAATACGCCTTAAAAACATATCTACAAACATACGATAATACAGTATCTAAATACGTACCATTACAACTATTTCCTGATCAAGTTTCTTTATTGAAAGATTACGAGGACTACGAAGAGAACATTGCATTAAAATATAGACAGGCAGGAGTTTCTACCGTTACTGCAGCTTGGGTATCAAAAAGGTTAGTTTTTGCAAAAAAGACCCAACCTGAAAAAATTCTAATAATTGCCAACAAACTTGATACCTCAATGGAAATGGCTAATAAAATAAGAGCGTTTGTTGATCAATGGCCTTCGTGGGTTGGTGCTGGATTTTCCATAGATAAAAACTCACAAAAACATTATAAATTAAATAATGGTAGTGAAGTAAAGGCGGTAGCAACATCAAAAGATGCGTTACGTGGATTTACCCCAACCATTCTTGTGTTTGATGAGGCGGCATTTATCGAGGCCGATAGTGATTTTTGGCCGGCTTGTATGGCCTCGTTATCTACTGGAGGTAAAGTAATTGTAGTATCAACACCAAATGGTTATGACCCAATATATTACGAAATATATGATCAAACATTAAAAGGTTTTA